AAAATAGATGTTGTAACACAAGGCCTAGATATGGTTAATACCACTTCAGATGCAATCGCCAAGGGGTTGGCTGCAAAGGGAATTACTATGGGTAGTGGAGACATATATATTAATAAAGTCAAGATGGATGTTTCTAAGACTCCAGATAATTCAGGATCTAAGGGACAGTCATTCGGAAACCCAATGTCTACCTACAGCAAGACAGATATGACCTTAAAAGAAGCAAGTAAGAAAGCTGTAACTGATAGGCAGTCCAAGCAATTTACTGGAGCAGCGGGAGATCAATATTACTTATTTAAGCATGGCGGAAAGACATATGCTGTAGATAAAATGACTGGTGTTATTAAATCATTTAATGATGAGAGCCAAACACTAGGAAAGCCAGTCAAGGCTGGCTACGGAATGATGAATGTAAATCCAAAGGTTCCTACTATTGTTGGAGACCGTGGTCCAGAAATGTTATTTAACAATATGGTTGTTCCAAACATGGGCAAAGTTCCATATGCTTCTCCAAAATATGATGTTAAGCAGGCAGCTTTAAGATTTGAGCCTATGAGAGATAGAGGCGTATCTTCAGGTTCAGGAGCTGTAGTTAATATTACAAATAATATTAATGGTTACGATGGGGATATTAATCAATTGTCAGATCTTGTTACTAGAAAAACAATTACCGCAATCAAGAGTATTGATTCGATTAATGGTAAAATGGTTGGAAGCAATAAGAATGTGAGTATTAGAACATGACGCTAACCCTGCCAGTAGGCTCCCTACTATTTTTAGATACATCAACAAACGACACACCAGTATGGTCAAAAATAACTGAGCATAACAGAGCACCCGTTTCAATTGATACTAATAGAATTGAAAGTACTCAAAGAATGTCTAACGGCTCCCTCAGAAAAATATTTATTGCAGATAAAAAATCCATAGGCGCAAGTTGGAGCATGCTACCAACCAATGACGCCATGACAGTTGATGGTGGACTAGGGGCTTCTTCCTTAAGGTCTTTTTACCATGGCAAAGGAACAGGAACCTTTAAGGTTAAGATATCATATAACGGAGTATCTGCAAGAGATGAAATTTTAACAATGTCATTTACAGCTTGCTCATTTACTGTGATTAAAAGAAATGTAAAAGAAAAAACTGCAGATGTTGCTCAAGAGTTTTGGGATGTTTCTATTAGCCTGGAAGAAGTATAATGTTATCAGCTCCAATAGTACTTGATGCTATAAATAAATCAACAACACTTCAGATGACTAACGGTTGCTGGTTTGAATACAACATGAATGATTTGATTGCAGGCGCAACAATTATGGGGCCAGGCGGAACTACAGATAATCCAGAAGGATCCCTTGCATACACAAATCCATCAGGAGCCAAGCCTTATCAAAAGCTTTTTCCAATAACAAGCATTATTGATCCAAGAAGACCAAAGTCTGCGGGGATACAGTATTTGATTCTTGGAGACCCCACACTTGCTGCCAGAAAAACTTCAGGCGTATTAAATGCAGCCAACTATAACTCATCAAAGGCATTTGATTATAGACTCTACTATCCAGGCGTCAAGACAGCTTACAAGTACTGGATTGCTAAAACAACAGGAGCCAGCAATGCTTTATCAAACTGTATACTAACACTAACATACCCTAAGATAAATAATGTTGCAGCAGTTACAAACAAAATTACAATTAAGTTTGAGACATCACACGGCAAGCCTACATCATGGAATTTAAAGACAGTAGGACTTACTGGAACAGAAACATTAATTTATACAGGAACAACTGCCCCAGATGCTCCAAACAAAGGCGTGGTAGATTTATACTACAACGGATCAACATGGTCAACAGATGAGTTTACATCTCCTTCATCTCCTGTTGATATTGCAGGTCTAAAACTTCAGGTAAATACAATATCAGAATCAGGCGGGTACTTAGGAATAATAGAGATAGCACCCAAGTATGTAATAAACGTATCAGACAGACTGGTATCATTTTCAATTAATAAAAATTCATCTGATGAAGTAGCTGGATTAATTCCAGTAGGAAATGTTACAGCAAATTCTATTAATCTATCCATAAATGCATTTGATAAGCTGTATGCATATCATGATAAATTAATTGCATTTGATAAGTCTAAGGTTAATCTATACACTAATGTTAAGATTATTCCATTTACAACAATTGCATCACAGAAAGTAAAGCTTGGAGTATTTTATACAAACGACTTTACTGTAAGTGAATTTGGAGAAATAGATATAACAGGACTAGACGGTGCAAAAGAGTTACAATACATAAAACCACCAGATGTTGTTACAAGCGAGATGTCATCTACAGCAATTATAAGAAGGCTACTAGACTCAATTGGATTCACTAACTATAATTTTAATTTGCCAGCAAACGATACTGCAAGCATCACTCCACAATATTGGTATACAGACAGCGCCCAAACAGTATGGCAGCACATACAGGACCTTTGTAAGGATACACAGATGATTGCAACATTTGATGAAAACGATGTGCTGCAATTTTATCCAAGAGATTATATCTTTAAAGACAGGGGCACACAGTTTAATTTTAGATACAATGCAATTGGGTCTAACTTGGCAAATATATCAGACTTGAATGTAGAAAACATTCCTACAGTAAAAGCAGTAAAGGTTGTGTATACGCCACAATTAGGATCAGCTTATCTAACTTCAGCAGAACCTATTTATAGATCAGCAGTTTCTATGTTAGGAGCAGGAGCACTAGTAAAAGACTTATTGCCTGTAGCCCCTGCCGATACAAACTCTGCGGGAGAAGTTTCTGCAAATGGTGTTGTTCATATTGAGCCCGTAGTTGTTGAAGGTGGAGATAAGCAAATATATTCTTTTTCAGGGTATCTAATACTAGACAAAGAAATAATTGAATTTGATGCAATAGAATATACATACGTCAAGTTGGCAACAGCGACCTACAATCCATCTATATTAAAATATGTTGGCCCTACAGATGTTAAGTGGATGACCTCAGATTCCGATGTTTCAAAATTTCAAGGTCTGGCTGCACCACAAACTTTTGCAGCTACTGGAAGATACAGAATTAAAACTAGAAATGCTTTTGGGGTTGTCCCAGCTGGCAATACGGCTGACCTTACACACAGTGCAAACATAACACCACTAAAGGAAGAGTGGCGTGGCCAGAAATGGAATTCCGTATCAGGAGTATTTACAGATAGCGATTATGTATTTCAACTAACCAACATGGTTCCAGACTCTACAAACAATTTATTAAATCCAATTTCAAGATCATTTATGACTCTTACGGCACCAAATTCTATTCCAGTGCCTAACGTTGATCCTACCAAGCCAGCCTCTTATCCATTAAATACAGTATATTCAATGGCCACCACAAATGCCAAGTATACGGGGGGCAAGAACTTTATTATAGGAACAAATCTATATTTCCCTTTAATAGTAGATCCAAAAACTAAACAAGCTACAGGAGAGCAGAGAGCTCTTTCTGGATTAGCCTTTTCATTAAATGATTCTAACTCAAGTGGATACTTCTTAACCATGGGAACTTCCCAAAACTCAAATGGAGAAACAAATTATAAGGATATAAACTTCTACAAAATAGTAGCGGGCAAACCAGTGTCAATGATAAGCAGTCAAAAAGATTCTGATGGAACTATTATAACTAACATAAATGGTGGAGAGCTTTACAGAGTTGACATTAAGGCTACCGATCAAACAATTAATGGTACTGCATCAAGAATATTTAAGATAATGATCAATAGCAAACAGTTTTCTGTTGTTGATACGTCTCCAATAACTTTAACCAATAAGATCGGGCTTGTTTCATTGCAAGGAATTTGTTCTTTTGATTATGTTTATTCTGCTCCGATTACAGACAATGAGTTTGTCAGCAATAATTATTTTAGCATCTATCACGGATTCCTCGGAGAAAACTCAGCACTTGTAAAAACTATATCAGATTTTGTTTTTGAAAAAGGAACAACTGCAGAATATGCAATATGGGTAAAAGAATTTGGCCCAGTGGCTAGAGAGCTCAGGAGAGTTAAGTCTAGGTTTGCTAGCGGCCCAACATTTCCAAGATACCCAATACTTGTTCAAAATCCAGACGTTACAATTGTGGGATCGTCTTTAGATTCATATACAATGGATATATTTGTAATGAATAACACAGGAGCATTTACTCCTCTTGATAACGGGGCAGAAAGACAATTTATTGTAGTCGGAGACTACCTGGGACCAACTGAGCAGTACGAGTATATGAATCCTAAATTAACAGATGCCGACAAAGCAGAGCAGGTTAGCTTTGAGTCGGTCTGGATACAAAAAGAATCAGAGGCTATGAAGCTGGCAGATTGGATGACAGACCAATGGGCCAAGCAACAAAGGGTTGTTACCCTTCAAACATTTATAAATCCATTACTCCAAATAGGAGATGTTGTAGAAATATCATATCCTTTAAATAAGCTATATTCATCAGAAGATTCCTCTCCTCCTTCTGTGGGCAAATATGTTGTGCTATCTTTAGATACAACATACGATCAAAATTCACCAACCACCCAGGTTGTTTGTAGATCGATTTATGCAGGATGAAATGGTAGAATGTAAATATGGCCGATAACATTAAAGTACCCGCATCTAAAATACCAAAGTCTAAAAAGATTTTGTTATACACAGGAGACCCTTTAATTGGTGTTCTTAATCCAGACTCATATGTTATTGTTAACAAGGGAAGCCTTGAGCCAGTACAGTCTGTAGGGGTAGGCAATGAGGAAGAAGATCCAGATGATCCAGGCGACGGTACGGGCGAGGGTGACGAAGAGATAACCCCAAAGGGTGCACCAAGACTAGAAGACATAACATTGATTAGCAAGAACATGGTAACTGATGGAAATGGAAATCAGTTTGTGGAATTTAAATTTAACATAAAAAATAGCGTCGGCAGCGAAGTAACGGGAGTGGCAGGATATGCAATATAAATTAATGATAAACGGAGAATATGTTTTTTTGCAAGATGGAATTGAGATTGGAAGATCTAAAAACATTTTAACAAAGTACGGCAAAAGATACATAACTGAATACCTAGCTGGTCAATCAACCAATCCATTAAAAGATATTGCAATAGGAATATCAACTACTGCAGCAACCGTAAATGATACACAGTTAGGTTTTGAGTTTTATAAATCAAGAGTTACTTTAAGTAGCCCAGATATACAAACTAGTGCACTTACTGGATTAACAACATACGGGGTAGTCTATAAAGCAACATTGCCACCAGAAGTATCTGGAACAATTAATGAGATAGGCTTGTACCCAAGCGTAACTCTAGGATCTACAGACTACTCTAGCCGTTCTATATCCAACTTTGAAAGTGGTCAGTATTGGCTAGATGATGCTGGACTAGCTGTAGAAGCAGTGTCAACACCAATTCCCCTAATAGGAACGTATTACATACCTATTGCTGCTACATCTTCTTCTTTAAAAAAATATTCTTACGATTTAAATTTGGACCTATCTGGGTACAGCCCAAATGACAGCATGACTTTAGCTTACAATCAAAGCGATACAAACCTAGATTATGTATTTGTTAGAGCCTACAGCTCATCTACAGACTACTATGAAATAAGATTCTTAGGAGATCTTTCTGTAGGGAATAAGATAAAATCTTTAACTTTAAACAATTTATATAGCAGCTCATACGGAAGCGGAACTCCAGACAACACTTCAATAACAAGAATATCAGTTGGAGTAAAAGCAAAGTCTTCAGGATCATCTACAGTTCTTATGGATGGATTAAGAATTAATGATGAGGACTCATTTAGGTCAGACTATGGATTAATTAGCAGATCTGTCCTTTCATCACCAATTACAAAGTCCTTGGGCCGACAGATGGATATTGAGTATAGATTAGGATTAACATTCTAAATGGGTGCACTAGACGCAGCAAATTGGGAAAAATGGTATGGCAAGCCCGATTTACAGAAAACAGATACAGCCGCTGCGGCTAAGGCTGCTGAAAAGTCTAACGATTCATTTGATATAACAATAAAGGTACCGCTAACTAGAGCAAACAAAATCTTTTCATTTTGGTTTCAGTATGAATACCAAGACCCAGAAACTTTATTGTTAAGCCTAGGACCAAGATCACCAATAGTTACATATGGATTTGATATACCCAACTTAACCAAAGGCGTTCAAGGCCTAACGCTAACTGCAGGATTTAAGTCCTATGGAGTTAAATTTACAATAGACCCAACAAGCGTTCAAGAAGATATTGTTATTTTTGAAAGCCTTACAGCAGATTTTGCTAATCAGTATATTGTGTATGTTGGTAACTCCACAAATGTTAGTATTAATACATCTGACTTTGCACCACGTTGGGTTAAAGTTAGATCAAGAGATAAGTGGCTAACTCAAAACAACACAGATGTAATTGCAGTTGGACCAGATGCTGGCGGATCAGTAACTCCAAAGAATGCGGACCCAGATACTTCTACCCCTCCTTCTGCACCAACAGGAGCCACACCTTATCCTTTTATAGATGCAAATGACAAAACTGGATTTAGTGCAGGCTCCACATTTACATGGAATCAAAACTTTGATACAAATACAGCAGGGTATGTTATTAGATGGACAACACAAAATCCAGCAACTACACCAAACCCAATTTGGGAATATGGTCAGGTAGATGGTAAAACAACTACATCGTTTACAACAACAGGACTTATACCAAACACATTATATTACTATCAGGTAACAGCAAAGAGCCCATACAATGCAATTTCTTGGGCTTCCCCATTCTCTGGAACCTTTGGGCCAATTATAGATCCAGATGCACCAGCAGATGTATGGGCCCAGCTAAAATCAGTTTTATCAATCGGCGGGAAAACAGCAGACCTATTTAAAATAGGAACTGGCATAGCACAATCAATTAACACTTCAACAACAATAACACCAAGCCAAACTGCTGGCACCTATAGTGGAATAATATTGAATAAATCTTCTACAAACTTTGGACACAACTTTTGGCTTAACACTGGCCAATTCAGAGTTGGTAGCGCAACAAACTTTTTATATTGGGATGGCTCCAATGTATACACAACAGGAAGAATAAATGCTACTGGTGGTTCATTTACTGGAGATGTCCAGCTAAACGGAGGTTCTTTATTTGCTGGTGCTGCTGCAAATGCAGGAGCAAGAGTAAGACTCAATAGCTCTGGACTATTTGCATACGACACTAATAATGCTCAGACTGTTGCAATTACTCAAGCTGATGGAAAACTTGATGCACGTCAAGGATATATCGGCGGATGGACAATAAATGGAACTGCACAAACTACAGGAACTATTTCTAGTAGTAATACAAAGCTAGAAAGCAATGGAACAATAACGCTAGGAGATACAACAGGAACAATACCTTCTGTTGTAAAATTAAGCGCAACAGATGAATATAGAATTTGGGTAGGCTCACAGTCATCTTCAGCTGCCGCATTTAAAGTAAATTCAAGCGGAAAGCTTTATGCAACAGGTGCAGTTATTGATGGAGCAACCTCCATATCTGGAACTGTAACGATTGGAGGAACTGCGGCATCCACGGTAGTCTCTAATGCAAGCGCAGGAGCAAATGCATTACAAGCTAATGGAACATTTACAGGAACACTCGGTACAGGTGTAACAATAAACGGAAATAACCTTAATACTAGACTTACAGATGCATTCACTAAATCAAATGCTGCTCTCCCCGCTTCTGGATTTAGTAGAGAAAAGATTGTTGAGTTTATTAATAGCACAACAGCCAATCCAACAAATACAACAACAATTGAAGGCGGTTTAATTAGAACAGGAACATTGTCTGCTAATGCTGTTGTTGCAGACTTTATAGCAGCTTTTGAAATTTCTGCTGAAAAAATAAAAGCAGGGACACTAACTGGACAGACTTTAGTAGCTGGTAGCGGAACATCATTTATAAATACAAAAGGAAACCTAGGCGGAGCAGACTGCTTGTCAATTGGAGGAATTGGTTTTCAGTCTACAAGCACTGGTGGTTGGACAACCCACTGCTACCCTTATTGGGGGGGAGGATCCAACTACGATCTAGGAACCCCTACATTTAGATGGAATGATTTAAGAGCCAGCGGTAACGTCATGGTAGGTCACGGTGGATCCGATACACAGGGACTTGCAAGCGGACCAAAAACAAAACTTCTTACAAGCGGTGCGATATTTGCTAATACTTTAGGAACTTCAACAACTGCACCAGGATCTGGATCTACCGTAGTTCAAGATTCAAGCGGATACCTTAGAGTGTATGTAACATCATCTAGCCGCCAATACAAAGAAAATATTGAATATCAAAATACACCATTAATGTATAGCTTAATTGGATCTTTAAGCCCAGTCACATTTAATTTTAAATCAGATTATTCAGATAGACCAGATCAAACCCACCTTGGTTTAATTGCAGAAGATGTTCATGATATTGAGCCAAATAATGATCTTGTTATATATAAGGATGGGGCTCCAGAGTCTGTAGCATATGAAAAGATACCAATGTATTTAGTTGGAGCATTTAAAGAAATGGTTAATAAGATAGATACTCTTCAAGCAAGACTTGACGCCCTAGAAGGATAATGGTATCCTTATGATGAATAGAAACGGAAATACAATGGATAAAACAGAATTAGTTATTCAAGCACTACAGCAAAGAATTGGCGAAATTGTCTCACAGTATGAGACACATATTGCTTTGCTTCGTGCAGAAATAACACAATTGATAGAACAAATTCAAAAGATGGAAGTTCCAGCGGAACAGCCAAAGGAGTAATAAATGGCAATTACATTAAAACCAATGTCTATTAATGCAGGAGACCCTGTAACATCAGACCTGCTTGGTTTAATTATACAGAACCTACAGACTGTAGCAAAGGGAGAAACGGTATCTAATATTGCCGTGGATGCCTCTGGACTTTCAAATGCAACAGACCCTACAAAGAAAACCACAGTTGCATATAATACAATTGTTCCAGTCCCAAGCTCAGTAAAAGTTTCTTCTGCTGCTTCAGCAACAAATGCTAAAACGGTATCCTATGGCAAGACCTTTGTAGGAACACCTTCTGTTTGGGTTCAAATGAACTCAACTTCGTCATTTGCCAATTCACAGATTTTCCCTCAAGTTGTGAGCGTTGGTGCCACATCTTGCGATTTGCTATTTAGAACTAGTACAGCAAATGGCACCATGAAATTTACATTATTTGTTACAGGACAGCTCGCTTAACCTATTGACACGCTCCACTAATATGTTACAATTATTGTAACATCTAAGTCACGTACCCGTGACTTTTTTCGTATAAAGGTAGATAATGAGTAACGATTTAAAATGGATGCTTTCATCCGATCAGCAGTTCCCATACCAAGATGACAAGATGATTGCTCTATGGTTTAAGGTAATGAAGTGGTTTAAGCCAGACGTCGTTGACTACCTTGGCGATACAGATGATCAGGCTTGCTATAGCAAGTATACTGAAGGACGCTCTGCAGAATTTTTACAATTGCATAAGAACGATAGCAAAGATTTAATTGTGCCAATGATGCGACATGAGGCAAAAGGCGCTAGGGATTTCTATGCTAAGACTAGAGAGATGCTTCCAAACGCACAGCTATTCTCAGCACTTGGAAATCACGACATAAGAATTTTTAATTATATAGATGCTAAACTTCCAGACTACATCAATGAAGTAACACCAGAAGCCCTGTGGTCATTAGACTCTTTGGGGTATGAGTATATTTATTATGACGATCTTCCAAAGCGCCGCTTCGGAGATATTCACGTACACCATGGAATGTCAATTGCAGCAACAGGCTCAGCAAGAAAAGACATGGAAGACATGCAGATATCTTTGATTAGAGGACACTCTCATAGAATTGCTTCACACATGGTTACTTATGAACTAAGAAATAATGGAGAAGGCGAAACATTAAGAGGATACGAGATTGGGCACATGTGTGATGAAAAGGGTCCAGGAATGAAATACACTCAGCACCATGACTGGCAAAAGGGATTTGCTGTTGCACATATTGTAAATGATTATCCTCACGTACAGATGATTCACGTTTCACCAGACTACTCATGCGTTGTAGACGGAAAGTTGTTTACTTTATAATGTGGTGTGGAAAATGTAGAGGTAGAGTTTTTGTTGACAGAGTATTTTCACAAAAACTTCATATGGAGCTTTTCTGTATAATGTGCGGGAAACGCTGGATGATCAATAAAGAAACGAGTGCTTTCGGTAAATGGCTAGATCAAAAAGAGACGGCAAATCAAAAAACCTACGGTATTTCTTCTTAAACGATAAGATCCATAAGGTACTTAGTTCATCAAGATCAAAAGATGAACTAGTTGCTTGGTGCTATGTAGACAAAAAAAGAGTTATGTATTCATATTCTCAAGCAAAAAAGAATATGGAAAATGCCTATACTATTGTAGAAGTTTCAGCCATGCTTAATAAGCATAGAGTTACAATACAAGATTATATCTTAGAGGGAAAGGTTTTATCTCCAGCAAAGATATATCCAATTGGTGATCCAGATAGCCCGACTTGGTCCAAATATATGTTTAATCAAAAACACATACTTGATATACATCAACATATATTAGACTCAGGCCATTCTTCTGAAATTCCATCTAAGGCAGAATTATTGGGGCTTCTCAAAAACAACTTTATATTGTATACTAAAACCGATGAGGGAAAGTTTATCCCAATATGGAAGGCGGAGTAATGGTTGAACCAGTGAAGTATACACTTGAAACTGGTGCTTCTAAAAAGCGCAAGAAAGAAGCAGAGACAGATTACTGGAATTCATTAAATGGCCCAGTGGTATTAAAGATTGTTGGCTCAAAAGATGGCAAGTAGTCGCATAGTCATATGCCCTGAATGTAACAAAGAGCTTGAAGTGCGATCTGATTTTGCACACATAACATTATCTAACCATATTAAGAAGGAGCACAAGTGACAACAAAAGTAAAAGTAGACCTATCATTTACCAGAAATCTTGGTAATTATGAGAGCATTAAAATCGGAGTCGGCATTGAGGATGATGTCAGACAAGGAGAGACGGTTGATGCTGCCACCGAAAGAGTATATGCTTTTGTTGAAAATAAACTAATTCAGAAAACTCAAGAGGTAGAGGAAGAACTAAAGCGTGGCAAACAGTAAAGAGCCGTATATCCTTTTGACTCTTTATCAGAACCTATATAAAGAAAAATATAATAGGGCTGTTACTATTAATAAGTTCCGTGAAAAGTGGGCTATGCAAGACGTCATTGATAGTGTAGGATATACTCGTGCAAAAGAACTTCTAGAGTATTATTTTGGGCTAACTAAAAATGGGCACCCACTTCAATTCTTCTTTTATAACTTTGATAAGATGGATGCACTTAAGATTGAGATTGAAAAGGATAAAGAAAAGCGTCGTTTGTTACTGGAAGAAACGAAGAAGATGGTAGAGCAAGGCGGAATAGAGTGAATACAGAAGCAACATTAATCTCTGCTGTATGTAAAAATAAAGATATAAGCACCTTGCTAGCAGACAATGTAGACGATCTATTTACCTCCCATAAAGATATTTGGGAAGGGCTAAAATCATATTATTATAAATTTAAGGCTGTACCAGAAGTAGGAATCCTTCAAGAAAAGTTTAAAGACTTTGAGCCAGTAGACACTAAAGCAGAGACTGGCTACTATTTAGATACACTTAAAAATGAATTTCTATCTGCTAAATTAAAAAACATTTTATTAAAGAGTGGCTCAGCATTAAAAGAGGATGCTGCCTCAAGAGTATTAGAACAAATGCAAAGTCAGCTTGCTGGTCTAAGCAGATTTACCAATAATGTAAGAGACTTAGATATTACTGATGCGGATGCCGCAATTAGGCACATGGAGTTATTGCGTGTAAGGTCTGCTGAAATGGGTGGCTCTCCAGGCATCAGGACGGGTTTTGAGGCCATAGACCTAGCTTACCCAACAGGTATGGCTCCAGGGCACCTAATCGTCGCTATCGGCTGGCCAGGCCGTGGTAAGACATGGTTTACTTCATATCTTGCATGTAAGGCATGGGAACAAGGATTTAAGCCTATGATTGTTTCTCTTGAAATGTCCCCAGAGAATATGCGTGATCGTATCTATACTATGCTTGGCTCAGGACTGTTTAAGGCTTCAGATTTTTCCAAGGGTGATATTAATATTGATGACTTCCGCTCATGGTCTCAGAAGAAATTTGAAAACAAAAACAGCTTTATTCTTATTTCCAATGAGGGAAATACTGAAGTAACTCCTGCAACTATTCAAGGTAAGATTGACCAGCACAAACCAGACCTAGTAATCCTTGACTATCATCAGCTATTTAACGATAACAAGCGAAGTAATTCTGAAGTTGAACGTAACCGAAATGTTTCTCGTGAGTTCAAGATGCTAGCAGTATCAAACAATATTCCAATTATTGATATTACTGCAGCAACTGCAGACGACGTTTCAGATCAAGATAACCCACCAATGATGTCGCAGGTGGCTTGGTCAAAGGCAATTGAATATGATGCAGACATGGCTATGGCTGTTCACAGATACCCAGGAACAAATATGATTGAGGTGGTATCACGCAAGAATCGACATGGACATGAGTTTGGTTTATACTTAGATTGGGATATCAACAGGGGTATCGTCAAAGAGATTTATGAGAATCCGTTCCAAAATAATGAATCACAAAACGATAAAAAGATTTCAGGTTAGAGTTGAATTTCTAGACGACTCTGATATGGTTCGCATTAAGCATCAATATGAAAGTATGCTTACGCACCAGATGAGGGACAAGGGATATCTTAGGGTACTTGACATAGATACTAACTTTTCGGTAGAATTTGATGGATCGACATGGGTGTTCCTAATGACACTCTATGGGGTATACGTGGGAAAGAAGAAAGCATGGCACTCAGAGGCAATTACGCAAGGAAAGCTGATTCCACGCAATACGCTATCTCGCAAGTAAAAGCAATTGTAAAGGCTTTAGGCCTACATGAAACTTCAGAAGCAAATAATAATTTATTAATGTATTGTCCATTCCATTCCAATAGACACACTGCAAGCTTTAGCATTAGTTGTGAGAATGGTGCATGGCTCTGCTACAACCCAGCATGTGGTGAGTCTGGCAACCTTGTCGAACTTGTTAAAAGAATTCTGCACAAGAATGATTTTGAAGCACTAAGATTTATTGGCTCAAAGCAAAATGAAGTGCTAGAAAATTTTGATGAATTGCTTGAAGGCTTAATGGAAGACAAGCCAGAATTTGAAGAGTTCCCAAAAGAAACTCTTGTAAAGCTTTATACTGAATTAGTTTCTACACAAGAAGGAAAAGATTATTTTAAGTCTAGGGGAATTGAAGGCCAATCAATTGTTGATTTTGATTTAGGCTACTCTAAAAACATGGGGATGGTTACTGTTCCAGTTCACAGCCCAGACGGTATACCAATTGGAATTGTTGGAAGATCAATTGAAGGAAAGTCTTTTAAGAATAGTACAAATTTGCCTAAAAGCAAAACAATGTTTAATATACATCGTGCTAAAAAAATTGGCAGCAATGTCATAATAGTTGAGTCTAGCTTTGATGCAATCCGTGTGCATCAGGCTGGCTTCCCTAATGTTGTAGCCACGCTTGGAGGATCTCTATCTTCTCAGCAACAAAGGCTATTAAATAAATATTTCAGCACAATTATAATAATGACTGATGCTGATGAGGCTGGGCGTGAGCTTGGCCTAAGTATTGCAAATAGATTAAATACAAAAGACATCTTGTGGGCATCATACGATTATGGTAGGATATACCCTCATGACGCAAAAGATGTAGGCGATATGACGGACCAGGAAATAAAACAATGCATTAAAAATTCTGTCTCCCATATTGAATATGTCAGTTGGTAATGCTATACTAGTAAGACAGATGGATCTATACCATCAACTATAAAATAAGGAGATACAATGGGTATCGTTAAAGGACTAAAAGACCTGAATAAGGTTATGGATGCACCGCAACACTCAGGCGGAGACGGAGTGAAAGCTCGTTGGGCAAAACTTGAAGATGCAGAAAGCGTGAAGGTTCGTTTCCTTCAAGAGCTTGATCCAGATTCACCAACATACAACGAAAAGAATGGCTTAGGCTTTATTGCCGTAGAGCACACAAATCCAAAAGACTACCGCCGCAAGGCTTTATGTTCTATGGAAGACCAAGGCAAGTGCTATGGTTGCGAACAACACCGAAAGGACTACAAGGCGGGATGGAAAGGTCGTTCACGACTTTACACCAATGTTCTTATTGACGATGGAAAAGAAGATCCATACGTGGCAATTCTTTCTCAGGGTTCAAGCGGAAAGACAATCACACCAACACTAATTGAATACGCTGGAGAAATGGGTTCAATTACAAACCTAATGTGGCGCATTAAGCGCTCAGGCACAAAGACCGATACAAGTTATACAATTATTCCACTCGCAAAGGATGAGGCTCCATTTGATTCTTCATCACTTGAACTTTACGACTTGGAAACAACCGCAGTTCGTGATATGCCATACACAGAGCAAGAAGCATTCTTTGCTGGTGAAGGCGGGCACACCGAAGAAGCTTCTGCATCTGGCAGTAGCGTAGACTGGTAAATTAATATGTCTAGGGGCAGTCTATTGACTGCCCCTATTCTATTTAGTAGAATACCATTATGACCACTTACGAAATTCCAGATCCTTTTGATGTTTTTGTGGCGCACAAATATAGAAATTATAAAGGAATGCTATATGATTTCTTTGCAAAAGAATGGTATTTAAAATCAGCATGTTGCGGTGAAGAGCTATATGCACCAAATAAAAAAACAATGACCAAGATCAGACTTTATCATACTAGAAATGAATGCTTAGGCGGATATTAATGAATGATCTATTCTGGTATAAGATTAAACTAAGAGAAGCGGTATCAACTACTGGCATGGAAAATGGCTGGAGTGATGAGAAATGTAAAGAAGTCTTTGATCAGCTCATGGACAAGTATCTAGTATCTAAGGATCTAAAATGACACACGATGAATTGCTAATTGAAATCAATCGTAGATTAGATGTTGCACTTTACAATGGTGATGCTCAATCAGTACACGCCCTTCGTGCAGTAGTGGAATTACATAAGCCAAGATATATGGGATGCGGCGAAAATGATTGTTGCGGTCCTGATATGTGCGAGTGTGGAGATGCCTTACCTTGCTTAACCATTGAAGCTATTGAGAAGGAGTTAGAATGAAAATTGGACCATACACATTACGCAAACCTTGGGTTAAGTATGTTAATCTTGAATTAGATCTTGATCAGCAATTGACCAGAGCAGTAATGAACTCAATTAGATCAGATATTGTGGCAGATATTATATCTCTTGATCTTTGTGATATAGATTGCGATGTAATTCACTACCTTGAGAAAACGGCAAGAGCATGAGCTTTGCACACCTACACGTTCACTCCTATTATTCGTTAATGGATGGACTAAATTCACCTAAAGAATTATGCCAAGCAGCGCTGGATGCTGGACAAACTGCGATTGCAATTACAGACCATGGCACTCTCTCTTCACACAGAGATATGCAAATTGCCGCAAAGGAAATTGGCATTAAGCCGATTCTTGGTGTTGAGGCGTACATTTCTCCAACGGATAGGTTTGACAGGTCTTCTAAAACAGACAAGTCTATTCAAGCCTATAACCATATTATTTTGCTAGCGAAAAATAAAAAGGGGTTGGAGAATATAAATACTCTACAGGAGCTTGCTTGGAACGAGGGCTTTTATCATAAGCCACGTATTGATAGGGAGATTTTAAATGATTATAGCGAAGGTATTATCGTTCTCAGCGGATGTCTTAATGGACTCATTAGTAAGGCTATCGATAAAGGTAACATGGAGGAAGCAGAACTTCTTCTCAAAGACTTTAAACAAACTTTCGGACAAGATTTTTACGTGGAAGTGCAATCACATAACCCTGTGGAGATCAACTCCGCCCTTTTAGAATTAGCAGACAAGCTTGAAATTAAGGCGGTTGCAACAGGAGATGCTCACTTTGCTAAAGAAGAAGATAGAATCCTAGAGGAAGCGTTATTAATTCTATCAACATCTCCTAAGTTTGATAAAGATGCTGACTTTGATATGTCTAGAAACATGAAAGACATGTTAGATAGATTTAATTATCTTTATCCTGACCGCAGAATTTCATTTCAAGATATGAATTTATTTATTCAAAACCGTTCTGAGATAGAGGCAGACTTTAATAAGGCTGGAATTAATCGAACAGACATCTATGAGAATACAATGGAGATTGCAGACAAGGTAGGAGAATATGACTTCTATCAGGGCTTAGACCTGCTGCCAGTGCCAAAGACTGATGCCGATGAAAGACTAAGGGAGTTGGCTGAAAAGGGCCTAGAGAGCCTTCAGAAGGCTTCAGACCCTGCCTATATTGACAGGCTTAACGAAGAGCTTAGCATTATTGCTAAGAAAAACTTTGCCTCATACTTCCTTGTTGTTGGAGATATGATTAATTGGGCAAAAGAAAATGATATTCGTGTTGGGCCAGGCCGTGGTTCTGCAGCAGGCTCACTTGTTTGCTACGCACTTGGAATTACAGATGTAGATCCAATTAAATATAACCTTTTGTTCTTTAGATTTATTAATGAAGAGCGTAATGACTTTCCAGATATTGATACTGACTTTGAAGACCGTCGCAGAAAAGAAGTTAAAGACTATCTAAAAAAGAAGTTTAAGCACGTTGCTTCTATTTCTACATACACTTACTTCAAGGACAAGGGTGTCGTTAGAGATGCTGCTCGTGTATTTATGGTTCCTCTTCAAGAAGTTAACCGTGCATTAAAATCGGTAGATACATTTGAAGACTTTATTGATTCGCCAAATACAAAAGAATTTAGATTGAGATACCCAGAAGTTGTTTGGCTTGCCGATAGACTACGTGGAAGAATCAGATCTGTTGGAGTACACGCCGCTGGAGTAGTGGTTGCAAAAGATGATTTAAGAAAGTTTGCACCAGTAGAATCTCGTGAAGACTCCCAAGATAAGGTATCAGGAAGAATTCCAGTCGTCGCATACGATATGGATACGGTTGCAGATATAGGTCTTATTAAGCTAGATGCGCTAGGTCTTAAGACTTTATCTGTGATCTCTGACACTCTTAAGTCAATTAAGGACAGACATGGCAATACAATAAATCTTTCTGAAATGGCTATGGATGACGCCGATGTGTATAAGATGCTGAATGATGGTTATACAAAGGGTGTGTTCCAAGCAGAAGCAACACCCTACACAAACCTTTTGATTAAAATGGGCATAGATAAATTTGAAGATCTTGCTGCCTCTAATGCCCTCGTACGACCTGGTGCAATGAATACAGTAGGAGCGGCATACATTAATCGTAAGAATGGCAATGAAGCCGTAGACTACATGCACACAATCATGAAGCCTTTTACCGAGAATACATATGGTGTTATTATATATCAAGAGCAGGTTATGCAGGCATGTGTACACCTTGGCGGTATGACTTGGGCAGAGGCTGATAAGGTCCGCAAGATTATTGGAAAGAAAAAAGATGCAAAAGAATTTGACCAGTTCAAAGATAAGTTTGTTACTGGGGCTTCAAAACACATTACTAAGAAAAAAGCCGAAGCGTTGTGGCACGATTTTGAAGCGCATGCTGGTTATTCTTTTAACCGCTCCCATGCTGTTGCTTACTCTATGCTTAGTTACTATACTGCTTGGCTTAAGTTTTATTATCCGCTTGAGTTCATGTTTTCAATTCTTAAAAATGAAAATGACAAAGACGCCAGAACAGAGTATTTAATTGAGGCAAAAAGATTAGGCCTTAAGGTATTGCTCCCACACATTAATGAATCAGGGCTATACTTTTCATTACAAAAAGATTCTATTAGATTTGGGCTAGCTGAAGTAAAGTTTATTTCAGATAGTATTGCAAACAAGATCATAGAAAGAAGACCTTACAGTGATTATGCTGATTTTATTGAGAAGGCATCAAAGAAAGGTTCTGGCATTAATAGCCGTGCTGTTGCTGCTCTTAACGCCATCGGCGGTGCTGCGTTCCCTGATAACAAAAGGCAGGGAAATGAAAAAGACAATTACTACGAATACCTAAGCATTCCAAGTTTTAATTTAGAAGGGATACCACCTAGGATTAAAGCACAGGCTAGACCTATTGAAGACTTTGACGACCTAGGATCATTTGTTATGTTTGGAATGGTTAAATCAATTAAACGAGGTAATGGTTGGGCCAGAGTTGAACTGGTAGATGAGACTGGAACAGTAGGGCTATTCCATACAGAGCAGACTCAAATTGAAACAAATCAAATGTACTTTATCCTTGTTGGAGATAATCGTATTGCAAGGTATGTCAAGGTAAGCGATATAGATCCAAAATCAAATGATTTATTTGTCGACTATCTATATGCTAAGTCGTACGACCTTGAAGAAGACGAGTATGTTGTGGTAAACTTTACCCCATATACAACTAAGGCAGGAAAACAGATGAGCCACATAGTTCTATCAGATAAGAATAAAGTTTTAACTAGAGCAATTGCTTTCCCAGCAATGTACAAAATGACTCTTGCTAAGATGCGTGAGGGAATGAAATGTAAAGTTACATTAGCCAAATTGGATGATGGAACCTTGAATATAAAGGAAATAAAATGACAGAAGAACCGCCATCATTAGAGGTGCTAGTAAAAAGATTTAATGCTTCCAATTTGCTGACAGCAGTTTTAAAATCAGTCGGCCCAGTTTCTATTACAAAAGAAGAGCTTGATAACATAACAAATTATCACAAGCCAGAGGACTTACAAGACTTTAATGCCATAGATACCTACATGGACACCTATATGGACTACATAAAAGAGTCTGGTGGATACGCACAGATTGATTATGACTCTCAAGAAAAGGTGTTTACATTTAATCTTATGTCACGAGAAGAAGCAGAGGCACTTGTGGGAGTTGGCAACAGCATTGGATACGTTTGCCTAAGATCAAGATGGAATGACTATGCACATTCCTAGGAGACGATGATATGGAAAAAAATTGGACGCCTACTGACTATCACGATGATGGCAGGACATTAACTGCAGAAGAAACTGATAGAAGAAATAGTCAGGTTACTGAAATGTTTAATAGGTTAAACTCTTCAGTTCTTTTAACTCTTTTATTTGAGAATCTTGGCGAGTTTGTTTTTGATAGAAAAGATTTAATTCATTTAAACAAATACGACATGCCACCTAATGACACATCTGTAAACCCATATGATCCAGACTTTCATGACTACATCAAAGATATTGGCGGACACGTTAATGTTTATTACAACGCCAAGACAGACAAGGTATCAATGAGAATTGTAAGTTATGAAGAAGGTCTTCATACACAGAATAATAATGAAACTGTAGGCTTCTTTTCAATAAGAAGGCCATGGAATGTCTATGGCATAAAATTCCTTAAGGAGGAAGAATGACACAAGAACAAGATATTTTTGCATCATTAAATGTATCAAAGATATTAGTTGCAATATTAGAAATGCAAAATGAAATTACAATACCTAGCGATTTATTTATTAACGCAGCAACAATTGATAAAGAGCTTCAAGTTGATTACGACTCAGAGAATCAATCATTTAAGTTTAAGTTAAAAGGAAAAGATGAATCAGGGACAAATAACGACCAGCTCATTACAGACTTCGAGTAATGACGTAGAGCTTGTAACAGACTATGGGCTAGATGTTTTATCAGCACTACTTCACGAAACGGCAATTGAAAAAGGTTTTTGGAATAACCCAAAAAACTTTGATGTCTTTGGCAATAAGCTTGCATTGGTTCATTCTGAAGTAACTGAAGTCCTTGAAGCGATTAGAAAAAATAAAGGGTCTGAGCAGATTGTTGAAGAAATGGTTGACATTATAATTAGAACTCTTGATTTGTATGCATCTATGCGAAATGCTGGCTTTGTAACTCATAGTTTAGATGAAGTTTTATTTAATAAAATAGAAATAAATAAGGACCGACCAGCACTTCACGGCAATTTATTTTAATGATATAATTGTATCAAAGAGAGAGAAAAAAATGACTATAGCGATTGATGACATCCTAGCAGGATTAGATCCAAAAACAAGAGCAAGAGTAAAAGCAGCACAAGATGTAAAGGTTGAAAAACAAAAGACACCAAGTATTGGCCTTAACATGGCATTAAGAGGTGGATTAGGCTACGGCAGACAGGCCCTTGTTTGGGGAAATAAGTCTGCAGGCAAATCTTCATTTTGTTTACAGATGATTGCTCTTGCACAAAAAGAAGGAAAGACATGCGCTTGGATTGATGCAGAAGCATCTTATGATCAATCATGGGCTGAACAGTTGGGAGTAGATTCCTCTTCTCTTATTTACTCTCCAGCAAAAACCGTCAATGACATGGTGGATGTTGCTACAAAATTAATGGATGCGGGCGTAGATATTATTGTTGTAGATTCTATTTCAGCATTATTGCCAGCAATTTATTTTGAAAAAGATGGAAATGAAATGAAGGATTTGCAAGACACAAAGCAAATCGGCGCCGAAGCAAAGGATATGACTCACGCAGTCAAAATGTTAAACTATGCAAATAAAAACACATTACTGGTTCTCATCTCACAGCAAAGAAATCAATTTGGATCTATGCATGCTTCCCATATCCCAACAGGGGGAATGGCAGTCAAATTCTTTTCTTCAACAGTTATTAAGCTTTGGTCCTCAGAGGCTGAAGCAAATGCGATTAAGGCAGGCATTAAAGTTGGTGACAAAATTATTGAACAAAGAGTTGGCAGGCCAGTCAATTGGATTATTGATTACAACAAGCTCGGCCCCCCTAACCTTTCAGGACAATACGACTTCTACTATCAAGGAGAATCTTTAGGCGTTGATTCAGTAGGAGAAACTCTTGACGTTGCAGAGATGGTCGGGGCAGTGGAAAAAGGTGGAGCTTGGTATACTGTTAATGGAGAAAGACTTCAGGGACGTGCTAAAGCCGTAGCTTATCTAAGAGGCAACCCTAAAGTTGTTGATGGTCTTATAAAGGACATTGATGCCAAATCTTGATGAGTTTTTAAATAAAGTAAATTTAGATACTCCTGTCATTGACGGTAGCATTGAAATTATAGAGAGCATTAGGCCTTGTTCAAAATGCGATCTTTATGTAGAATCTTATGAATTTAACAATCAAAGCATGGAGATGTATTGGAAATGCAAAGACGGTCACGAAACAAGACACAAGGTCGGATGATGTCAGAAAGAGCAGAAGTAAAAAGAGACGGCGCTAAAGCGCAAAAAAATTCAGGCAGAGGCGATTATCAAAAGGGTGATGCACAATGGAATCAATTCCTTGTGGATTACAAAGAAGCAGGTACATCCTTTACTTTAAATAAAGATAACTGGGCAAAAATTTGTACGGACACATTTAAAGTAAACAGGGATATGCATCCAGCATTAAAGATTATTATAGGAAAAGATTCTAAGGTAAGACTTGGAATTATTGAGTGGGCAGTATTAGAAGATCTAATACATTTCTGGGAGGAAAATCATGAATAAGTACGAAGTAATGCCACAGGTTGTTATATATAGAGACATGTTTGACAAGGAAGATCTAAAGAGATTTTATAGTTTAATGGATCTCTATGAAAATGATACAAGCCAATTTGAAATAACACACGAAGAGCTTTCTACAAGAGGTGATAACCACGGAGTCTTGCCAAAAGAAATGGCAGACATCTCTCCAATAAATGAGTGGGTTCCGTGGCACACCTTTGGCAAAAAGACATTTTTTAACTCTAAGCAAAAGCCAACAGATATTGGTGATGATAATCTTGAATTTTTATATAGCTTTAGAGAAAAGCTTTATGACATATTCGCTGTAGTTTTTAAAGACTATATAAATGAATGGTCAGAGTCTGGATATTGGCCAGAGTATATCGACAACTGGAAGCTAAATGAAGCGGGTGCTGGAAGAATGCATTACTCTGTCATAGAAGTTTTAAAGCATGATATACATGCCGAAAAAAATCTTGCAATTACATTTCATACAGATGCACATAAGCATAGAGTTGGTCAGCCAAGAGCACAACAGATTATAACAATCACCATTTATGTAAACGATGATTATACAGGAGGAGAAGTTGAGTTCTTAAACGAAATTGACGAAGTGCCAAAGGTCGTTACTTACAAACCAGGAGTTGGAGATGTCACTGTTTTCCCATCTGGCATGCCATATTTTCATTCGGCAAAAGCTGTTACTGAAGGAAACAAAAAAGTTTTTGTTAGAGTTTTTGCACAATGGGATTACCCAGGATCAAAAGAATGGGCAGATGGCATTGAAAAATACGGAGAAGAAGAGTGGCTTCGCATTGTAGATGCTGACGTTCAAGAAAAGGTCTCTACTGGAATATATGATCGTGAAGTTAGAATTGAAGGAACAAAATGGCATGATGTAAATCCTTCTATTAAAATTGAAGTGGCTAAAGAAAATCATATTTATGTAGACGGTAGAAACCAGTGACTAGATTAATCTTCGGGATTATGATAGGATTCTCTGTGGGTTATCCGCTAGGATTATTTATAGACAAATGGGACAAGAGGATTAAAAATGACAGAAGATAAGAACACTCTTCAGCTAATCAGCGATATAACAGAGTTCAATGACCTTCATGAGTACATGAAAGACGAACACTTAGATAAGGCTTTGGCCATTGTTGTTAAGATACTAATGAACCCTGAAGTTCCTTCCGCAAAAGCCCCCATGCTAATCATGGAGCTTCAAGCAATGTCTACCAAGTTTGCAGTGATGGCCTCTGTATATTCTACTATTGCAAAGGACAAAGCGGGAACTATTAATAACAACAAGAAAAACGTTTACTATTCAGTAAAGGAGTCCATAGACAAACTTGTAGATGCACTTAAGTATGTAGTAAGGTATAACTCATAATGATTAAAGACATACTTCTTTGTACGTTGACAGGAGCTATCCTAGGCGGAATATTTGCAGCATTTAAATTGCCAGTTCCAGCACCACCATATTTTCCTGCAGTTATGGGGATCATTGGCATTTGGCTCGGCGCTGATTTAGTTTTTAGGTTTGCTAATGGCTAGAGATATTGTAAAGAACCTTAAGTTTAAAAAACATACTGGTAAGTTTTTTGATCCAGAGTTGTTTGCTCAACTTCTTGATGAGTCATATCGCAATACTAAACGAGCAGACGGAGAGATGACTAAGAAGTCATTCAGTCCAAGTTCATTGGGTTACGGTCATGGTAAGTGTCCTAGATATTGGTATATGGCTTTTTCTGGCGCAGTTTTTATTGATGATAACGATGCAGTTGCAATTGCTAATATGGCACAGGGAACTCAGGCGCATGAAAGACTACAGAAGCTTATTTCTACCATGCCTCAGTGGAAAGCGGAAGAAGAAGAGATTGTTAATGAGTATCCGCCAATCAGAGGCTTCATAGATCTTATTATGGAGTATGATGGCGAGACAGTAATTGGTGAAATTAAAACAGCAAAGCAAGAGGTTTGGGATACAAGACAATCAGAAATGAAGTCTTCTTCAAATCACATGCTTCAGCTTTTAACATACATGAAATTAAAAAATGCTAAAGAAGGATTCTTCCTGTACGAAAATAAAAATACTCAAGAGATACTTATCATTCCAATCTCAATGAATGAAAAGAATAAAGCCCTGATTGAAAATGCCTTCTTATGGATGCAAGAGGTTTACGATAACTTTAAAAATGGAGATCTTCCAATGAGGCCAGCAGGCGCAACTAAATCAAAAATGCCCTGCACTTATTGCCCAGTAAAAAAACAATGCTACGATAAGTCTGGCCCAACAGGTACAGTTCAAATAGAGTTATACGAGGACTTTATTCTGTGATATGTGCAAATAAAGAATGCATGTCTGAGTTTGTTTCGAGAACACATAATCAAAAATATTGCTCTGATGAGTGTTGCAGAATTGCAACAAACAAGAGGATCATGGATAAATATTATGAAAAGAAAGCAATTAAAAAAGGAGCCCTGAGAAATTGCAAAAAATGCAAGTCTGAGCTAAGTAGATATAACACAGAAAATATATGCTCTTCTTGTTCAAAAACTAATTATGCTAAGGCTAAAAAGATGATCTCGGAAATTATAAATGAAATTAGCTAGCCTAGTTAAAACTAAAGCCAATAGAGTGTTAGGTATAGACGCCTCAACAAACTCTATAGCTTTTTGCTTAATGGAAGATGATGTCCCTTTAAAATGGGGAAAGATCAATCTTGTCGGAGAAGACATTTATGAAAAAATTCATGATGCAAAAAATAAAATGGCAATGATGTTAGATGAACTTAAGAGTGATTATATTGCCGTAGAAGGAGCCATACTTGTCAGATCACCAGATGCTGTGATAAAATTGTCTTATGTCTATGGAGTTGTTATTGCTGAGCTCATGTCTACTGGCGCTAAGGTTATTACTATTAGCCCATCCTCGTGGCAGGCGTACATTGGCAACAAGAATCCGACAAAGGATGAGAAGTCTGGAATAAGGTTGGCAAACCCAGGCTATGCAGATTCATGGTATAAGAATCAATTACGTAATATGAGGAAGCAAAGAACTGCTGATTACTTTAATAAGAAATATGGTTTAGAAATTGTGGATTTTGACGTTGCAGATAGTTTTGGTATTGCACATTATAGTAACCAGGTGCTTACTAAGCGATGAAACTTTATCAGAGTAAAGATTGGCTTTACAGAAGGTACATAGTACAAAAGAAAACAGTTACAGAAATAGGTAAAGAGTGCGGTGTCTCTGCTATGACTATACAGAGATATTTACAAGAGTTTGGACTGCTAAGAAAAAAATGAGTGACTACCCAAATAAATCGGGCGGGTACCAGGCGTGGATAACCGACCTTCAATTAATTGCAACAGATGCACCATCAGGACAAAAAATTATTGTTGAGTGTTTAGAGATGGCAGAGATGCTAATTAAAAAGAATGTGTCGTATGGGAACTCAGCGCTAGATCCAATTCGTATATTTTCAAAGGCGGATTCAAAGGAACAAATTAGAGTCCGTATTGATGACAAGTTAAATAGAATTCAGAATGATCAGGCTTTCCCTGGAGACAATGATATTGATGATCTAATAGGATACCTAATTCTTTTAAAAATTGCCAATAAGTCTTAGTCAACTAAAACATGGTATAATTTATATATGAGCGAAATAGAGCCAGCAGTACATTTTGATCGCATGAATAGGGTTGTGGAAGAGCTTTTAAAGGGCAATTCAGCAACTCAGATAGCCACGCTTACAGGATTCTCACGCAAAGAAGTTTTAGAGTACGTTGATGAATGGAAGTCTGTTGTTCATAACGACAGCAATATTCGTGACCGTGCAAGAGAGGCCATATCTGGCGCAGACCAGCACTACGCAATGCTGATAAAAGAAGCTTGGAAAACGGTAGAAGATGCAGACACACAGGGCCAGCTAAGCGTAAAGGCAGGAGCTTTAAAGTTAATCGCAGATATAGAAACAAAAAGAATAGCAATGCTACAGTCAATCGGCGTGTTAGAAAACACTCAGATAGCATCTCAGATTGCAGAGACAGAGCGTAAGCAGGAGATCTTGGTTGGCATATTAAAAGAAGTAACCGCATCTTGTCCTAAATGCAAAATGGATGTTGCAAAAAGACTTTCTCAGATTACAGGAATTGTTGAAGCAATTGTAATTGAGGACGCTGATGTCGTTTGATTTTTCAGATTTAATTGATATTTTAGATGGCGAAGAGTTTGAAGAAAAGCCTGTTGATCTTAGAACATTTGTTAACGATCCAAACTATCTAGGACTACCACCTCTTTCAGAATACCAGTACCTTCTGATTGAAAAAAGCTCTCAGATATACAAAGAGTCAACACTAAAGAAGTTGTTTGGAGAAGACGAAGGTGCAATAAGATTTAAGCAGACAGCAAATGAAGTAGTTGCACAACTTGGCAAAGGTTCAGGAAAAGATTACTGCTCAACAATTGCAGTTGCATATATAGTATATTTACTATTGTGTTTAAAAGACCCAGCAACATATTATGGAAAGCCCCCAGGAGATTCTATTGATATTATTAATATTGCTATTAACTCACAACAGGCAAACAATGTATTCTTTAAAGGATTTAAAAGTAGAATAGATAAGTCTCCATGGTTTATAGGGAAATATTATTCAAAGGCTTCTGAAATTCAATTCAGTAAAGCAATAACAGTACACTCAGGTCACTCAGAAAGAGAAGCCTGGGAAGGATATAACGTTATTGTTGTTATTCTTGATGAAATTTCTGGCTTTGCAATTGAAAATACGACGGGCCACGATCAAGCAAAAACAGGTAGTGCGGTGTATGATATGTATAGGGCATCAGTAGACTCACGTTTCCCAGACTTTGGAAAGGTTATTTTGCTATCGTTCCCTAGATTTAAAAATGACTATATTCAGCAAAGGTACGACGCTGTAATTGGAGAAAAAGAAACTGTAATTAGAGATCACAAATTTAAGATGTATGAGGAGTTACCAGATGGAACTGAAGGTAATGAGTTTGAGATTCAATGGGAAGAAGATCATATTGTATCTTACAAAATACCTAAAGTTTATGCTCTTAAACGCCCAACTTGGGAAGTTAATCCAGTTAGAAAAATTGACGATTTTAAAACAGCCTTCTATACAAACCCAACAGATGCTCTTTCAAGATTTGCTTGCATGCCACCAGACGCAATTGACGCATTCTTTAAGTCAAGAGAAAAAGTAGAAAAAGCATTTAATGTGGGAGCAATTGCCGTAGACAACTTCGGCAGACTTGAAGAGTGGTTTTTGCCAGACCCAGATAAAAAATATTATATACACGTAGACTTGGCACAGAAGCATGACCATTGTGCAGTAACGATGGCTCATGTAAACAAATGGGTTAACGTAAAGGTAACAGATACATACTCACAGCCCGCCCCTATTGTAGAGATAGACGCAGTTAGATATTGGACTCCTACACCAGACAAGTCTGTTGACTTTACAGAAGTTAAAGACTACATTCTTTCTCTTAAAACTAGAGGCTTTAATATAGCAATATGTACTTTTGACAGATGGAACTCTCATGATATGATGCAACAACTAAAACAATATGGCATCAATACAGAGATTCTGTCTGTCGCTAAAAAACACTATGATGATATGGCAATGATTGTGGCGGAAGAAAGACTAATAGGGCCGCACATACCATTGCTTATAGATGAACTATGTCAACTTAGAATCATGAGAGACAAGGTTGACCACCCTAGAAAGGGGTCAAAAGACTTGGCGGATGCTACTTGTGGAGCTATATTTAATTCAATTAGTAGAACTAGATTTGATAATAATCAAGAAATAAATGTACATACTTATGAATCAATGAGCTATGACAATGACTTTGGGGACAAGGATGACCCAGATACAACATCCTATAATCTGATCAGGGCACCAAGAATGCCCCAGGACTTAAGAGAAGCAATGGACAGGATGCAAATAATATGAGCGAATATCAAGAGCTAGCCAAAGAATGTAAGTGTTGCAGTAAACACGTACCTCTTCCAATTGTAATGAAATCATACAATGGTATTGTGGTTTGCCCAACTACACTACAAAATATAATAGAGTATAAAAGATTATGGGAGGCATTTGGATCAAGACCCATGGGAGCAATTAGAAAACATTTTTCAGAGTATGTTCAGCAGATTGTAGAATCTGGTATATCCAAAAATGAAAGCTAAATTTACTTCAAGCAGCCTTGCCGAATCAATTGTTAATGAAAAGGCATCAAAGTCTGTATACTACTATCCAGGGATAGAGTCTGATATATATAAGAATAAATTAAATCTTATAAAGAACGGTGGATGGAAGAGGATGGAGTTCGGCTCCATATGCGAATATAACGAGTATGGATTTAGATCACCTAAATTTAAAAAAGATATAGATCTATTATTTGCTGGATGCTCAGTAGCTTCAGGACTAGGGCTACCAATAGAAGAAACAATGCCTTACATATTAAGTAATAATTTGCATGTAGAGTATAACTCTGTTGCAAGATACGGTGACAGCATCCCTGGACAGATAAGTAAAATTTTTTCTTATATAAATGAATTTGGAAACCCTAAAAAAATAGTAGCATTGTTCCCAGACTTTAATAGATTCCTTACATTTAATAATCAAGCTTTGCTTGCGTCACAATCATTTTTTGATTCTTATGATGAAAAGACTTTTGTATGGGCAAATACTCAATCTGAAAATGATTTTAGAACTAAAGAGTATATGAATTTTATGATTAAAAATAGTACAACAGTTTCTGCAGAACAAAACCCAAAAGGAATATATAAGAGACCTCTGATCGCAAATGATGTTATTACTGAAGAAATTTCACACATGTACGCCGCTCAGTATATAGATATGCTGTCTCTTTATTGTAAGGCAGCTGGTATAGATTTTGTTTGGAGCACATGGGATACTACTACTAATGAGCTTATTAAAAAAATAAACTTTGAAAATTATATTAGCTGTAGCCCAGAAAATTGGTCTGTCTCTGGAGATTTGGACATCCTGCATGATCCAGAAACAAAAAATAAAATAAATTGTCACGAAGATAAAAACAACAGCACAAGTTTTCACGTAGCTCTTGATAGAGAAAAAGGTATAGAACACTCACATTTTGGTCATCATAGACATCTGCATTACGCTGAAACTTTTTTAAATTACTTAAAAGGAGTCCTAAATCGTGATAGTAATTAAATATTACATATATAAAATAATTCAAAAATTTAAAAAGAAAAAAAAGAATAGGTTTATATACTAATGAGAATATTAGGAATTAATGAGACATCTCATGATGCCTCCGTGTCTTTAATAGAGGACGGAAAGGTATTATTTGCAGGTCATGCAGAGAGATATAGCAAGCAAAAAAATGATTGGTATATCAATGATAGTTTAGTTAATGATGCTTTGTCTTACGGCCTACCTGATGCTGTAGCCTACTACGAGAAACCCCTTCTGAAGGCCTCTAGGCTGCTTGTAAGAGGTGGTTCAGGTGAATGGAACCCAAGGTTTAAGATCGACGGGATACCCCGTAAATCATTTGGCCACCACTACTCCCATGCATCAGCAGGATATTACACGAGTTCATTTAACGATGCCGCTATAGTGGTTCTAGATGCCATAGGAGAATATAACACTTCTACAATATGGACTGGCGAAAGTGATAAGATTAAACTAAAGTATAAGCAAAACTACCCAGTTAGTTTTGGATTATTCTATTCGGCATTTACTCAGCTAATAGGGCTAATGCCAAACCAGGAAGAATATATTATGATGGGCATGGCCGCATACGGAGATTGGACCAAATACTATAAAAAGGTTAACGACTATTTCCCTTCATATACTAGCCAAAAATATAATTTTCATAAAGGAATCACAGATTGGGGCTGGGTTTCAGAAGAAGATAAGTTTGACATTGCAGCCGCAGCACAAATAGTTTACGAACAAAGACTTAACGATTTTATGCGTATGGCAAAGTCGCTAACTGGCAAAAATAACTTGGTGTTCATGGGTGGATGCGCTCTAAACTCTTCAGCAAATACTCTGCTATGGAAAATCTTTGATATGATTTGGATTATGCCAAACCCTGGGGATGCTGGAAGCTCGTTAGGAGCAGCAGCAGCAATGTATGGAAAACATATTGAATGGAAAGATCCTTACCTTGGCCACGATCTTGGCGGGGAATATCCAGTTCAAAAAATAATTGACGGCATACTTAAAGATGGAATTGTAGCAGTTGCAAGTGGAAGAGCTGAATATGGACCCAGAGCATTAGGAAACAGAAGTATACTAGCGGATCCAAGAGATAGAAGCATTAAGGATAAAGTAAACAATATCAAACAGCGTGAGCTGTTTAGGCCGTTTGCACCAGTTGTTATGGAAGAGTGTGCGTCTAAATGGTTTGAAATGGACTTTACATCTCCTTACATGCAATACACTGTAAAGTGTTTGCAGCCAGAAAAGATTCCTTCTGTTGTTCATATAGATGGCACATCAAGAGTTCAAACTGTAAATAAGGATCAGCACAGAGGCCTTTGGAGAGTTTTAAATAAATTCTATCTGCAGACTGGGGTTCCAGTTCTTTTAAATACAAGCCTAAATATAAAAGGTCAGCCACTACTTAACGATGAAAATGATATTAAAGATTGGGAATCTATGTATAACACAAAGGTAATTAGATAAATATGAAAAAGATATTAGTAATAGGAGACTCTCATACATCTAAAATAGGAAACTGTGTTCCTGATATTTTTTTTCTACAAAATAGAAAGCTAGACTATCAATATTCAGAACAAAATTATGTGACTCATATTGTTGAAGATGGTAGGGACATATGGCTAAAAGATTATTTAAAAACTCATGAAGATAAAGGCCTCCAGCTATGGATGTCATCACATCCAGGGAGGTCTGCGCTAAACTTTGATTTTGAAAATTTTGCAAGCGGTACACAAAAGAGACAGCTAGATGAATGGAATGAGGCAGGCAGGATAGTTGTCCCATGGCTAGGCTACATAGACATAAGAAACTGGCTCCCACAGACAGATTTGCCAGGCTACCTTGGAGCAAAAGAAGTTGTTTCGAAATACATTGATAATGTGTTAAAGAAATTTAATAAATGTGAAGTTGTATTCATGGAGCCATTGCCTCAATTTATTTGTTTTATTACAAATGGATGGGTAGAAAATAGAAGTGATCCAGATATTGAATTTGAGCGGAGGCATGAACAGCATCTGTTGTTTATAGATGAACTAAAAAAACAATGCTTAGAGCGTGGTCTTCCTGAGCCTATAAATACAAGAAACATCCTGGGTGACGATATGATAGAGCCATACAAGCAGCCAAAAAAGCCAATCAATATATTGTTAAATGATCATATGAAACAAGAATACTACGAACCAATCGTAAACTATTTGGCTAACGAACTATCTATTGACGATATTAAATAATAAAAGTATAATTCAACTAGGTGCCAGTAGCTTAGTTGGTTAAAGCCCCGAACTCATAATTCGGTAATCGTAGGTTCAAGTCCTACCTGGCACACATAGGAGATTAAATGAAAAGATTAGTTTGGGACAAAGATAAATACCCGCTAGATTTTTTTGGCATATTGACATCTGAGGCGCAAGAAAATGATCTATATGAAGATTTGATTACCTCTCAGTATAGAGAAAATAATATGGTTAAAGAGCTATTCTTAGGTGCGCCTTATAAAAAATTTACATACAAGGGCAAGATAAAGGTAGACTACTCTGTTAATTCTCATGGATACAGAGGACCAGAGCTTGGGTCATCAGAACTACTTACATCTGGGTGCTCCCAATCATTTGGAGTCGGAGTCCCAGAGGAGTTGACATGGACTCACCTGTTAGCCAAAAACAATAACATGTCTTACAATAATCTTTCATACCCAGGAAACAGCACAATTGCAATGGTAGAAGATGTATTTAAATACTTTGAGTCGTACGGTCACCCAAAATATCTAAGACTTTTGTTGCCAGACTTTTTAAGGTTTAAGTTTATTAAGGCAGCAAATGAAAATACATTTATACAAAATTCTCAAGGAAAGATAGGAGAGTTTTTAAATACCGTTTCAGATGCGGATAGATCTATGGCAAAATATGAAAAGCTGCCTATTGCTATTGAAAAAATTATGCCTACATCGGTACCATTTAGATCAAATTTAATTGCTATAAAAATGCTGGAGCAATATGTTTTACAGACAGATATAGATTTTAAATGGTCTAGCTGGCATAACGAATTGAATATTCATTTTGATAAACATAATTATGGATTTAAAAATTATGTAAATAGTAAGCCAGACTACGATAATAATTACAATGAATGCCATAGAGATATTGAGAATTTAGACCCAAGATTTTTCAAGGTTGGCACAGATCCTCAAGAGCATATGGGTTCACATGCTCATGCACACTATTCAGATCTATTTGCTATAGACAATATTTAAAGTAAATACTATAATCATGATATACCTTTGTAGCTCAGCGGAAGAGCAACAGACTTCTAATCTGTAGGTCGCTGGTTCGATCCCAGCCAGGGGTACCATTTTATTTAGCAGTATGTTATACTTATAATGTAATTTGGGTTCGTCTAATGGTCGGACACCCGTTTCCGAAACGGACAATATAGGTCCGATTCCTGTACCCAAAGCACAAAAATAGAAATGGTATACTAAAATAATGGAAAATGAAAACCCTATAGTTATTGTAACAGGTGCGTCCTACGGTGTTGGAAAGTCAACCGCTAAGCTTTTATCTGAAAGCGGATATCATGTAATAGGAATTGCTAGAGATATCGATCAGCTTAATACCATTAAAAATGAAAATATTGAAGTCTATGCAGTAGACATAACAAAAGCAGATCAGGTATATGATTTTTGCCAGAACTTGGCTGGAAGAAATATAGTAGCACTTGTAAACAATGCAGGCGGAGGATTTAATCTTCCAAATAGCATACTCGATGATGATATTGAAAACTGGACAAAAGCTTTTGACCTAAATGTAATTGGTGCAGTAAATCTTACAAAACAAATTGCTCCAATTATGATTAGCAATGGCGGAGGAAATGTTGTCCTCATAACTTCTATGGCGGGTCATTACGTATATCGTGGAGGAAGTAGCTATACTGTTGCAAAACATGCAGAGGTAGCCCTTGCCGAAATTTTAAGATTTGAATTATTTCAAAGTAACATAAGAGTTACAGAAATAGCACCAGGAAATATTGATAGCAGAGGTGATCGTGGGGGAATTAATTCTTTAACTCCAGAAGATGTTGCCGATGCAATTAAATGGTCAATAACAGTACCAAAACATGTTAATGTAGAGCATATATCAATACTACATGTTAATAATCTAAGTAGATAATAGGAGAAATAAAATGGCACAAACCACACACCCACTGGCCGCAAAGGTCGTAGCAGCAGCAAAGAAGTATGCTGATGAGGGATATGCAGAAGGACCAAATAACGATACAGTTTTTGGAAAGAGATACGGAATGAATCACCAACCTTGGTGTGCAATGTTCGTTTCAGGATGCTTTGATGATGCAGGATTAGTTCACCTAGTTGCCGCTTCAACAAAGAAAGGCTTTGCATCATGCGATGCAGGAGCACAATGGTTTGCAAAGAACAAGAGAATTGTTCCAATTGGACAAGCACAAGCAGGAGATGTTGTATTCTTTAACTTTGATAAGACACCAACCGATACAGAACACGTTGGAATTGTTGTTAAGAATGACGGAAAAAATTTGCACTGCTACGAAGGAAACACTAGCGGAAGCTCAAAGGGATCACAAGCAAACGGAGACGGCGTATTCTTAAAGAAGAGAGCGTATAGTCTTGTAATGTCAGTTGCTCGTCCAGACTGGGATGCCCCAGCACCAAAAGCTGCAACAGTAAAAGCAGTTGTAAAGAAGTCTGCAATTAAGAAGCCAATGTAATGTACGAATACCATGTTAAGAAAGTAACTAACGTTGTAGACGGAGATACAATAGATGTAGAGATTGATTTAGGTTTTGATATCTCATTTAGTTCAAGAGTTAGGCTTGCTGGAATTGATACTCCAGAAAGTAGAACAACCAATAAAGCCGAAAAGGTTTTAGGGCTTGAAGCAAAAGAGTATGTAAAGTCTAAGATTAAAGACGCTAAAGAAGTTGTCATTAAGACAGAGAAAATAGACTCATCTGAGAAATATGGACGCATCCTTGGATGGCTATTTCTAGATGGATCTAAAGTATCAGTCAATGAACAAATGATTGCCGATGGATATGCCTGGGGATACCTAGGAGATACTAAGGTAAAGGACTTTGAAGCACTTGCTAAAGTAAGGGCCAAAAAGAAGTAGACAAGATATAAATCTTTTGCTATAATAATATATGGATCGCTCATTAGAGGGTCCATATATTAATTTATTCGCTTGAAAGGGGAATATAATGGTAACAAAACTTGCTATGGATCTTTTTAATGATCCATTTTTTATTGGATGGGATACAAATTTTGCAAAAATGCAATCTTCAGCCTCCAATTATCCAATCTACGATCTAGTTAAATTTGATAACGGTGCCTACGGCATTAGTTTGGCAGTTGCTGGATTCCAACGTGAAGACATCAATATTCACGTTGAAAATAATAATTTGGTAATTAAAGGTGAACTACACGGAGAACACTGGGATGGAGAATATATCCACGAAGGAATTGCCAAAAGAAATTTCGAAAGGTCATTCTCATTAGGAGAATATATGGAAGTTGCTAAAGCTGAAATGAAAGACGGCATGCTTCATATATTAGTTGAAAAGAATGTACCAGAAGAAAAAAAGCCTAAAACAATTAAAATCAACTAAGGTATAATATAACTCTGCACCCCGTCACTGGGAAGTCGCAGATAGCGGGCCGTTACCCGCAGGATGGACCTGAGTAAGTCCTAAAACTGCTCATTATAATTAAAGGATAGGTAATGCCAGTATACGAATACAAGTGCTCATATGATGATGCACATCCAACAATGTCAACTCATAGATCAATTATGGATGAAGATCCAGGATACACTTGTGTTGAATGCGAGGCGGGAATGACAAGACACTTCACACCATTTGGCATACAGTTTAAAGGTGATGGCTTTTATAAGACAGATAATCCCAAATAGGGTATAATTTATATGTGGGAATCCCCCAACATTAGGAGTAAACATGCTACGCACACGAAATTTAACTTTAACATCAACAGCTCAAGAGTTAACAATTGACGACTCTATTGATACTGCAAATACTATATCAGTACAAAACACAGATGCTTCCGCCCCA